GCAAACAATGCTTAATATGTATGCGTTAGGTGTGACGGCTACGCCAGATCGCCATTGGGTTACGCCCGCAAAACCACGAATTTTTTAGGTACTGACTCATGGCGACTCTTCGCTCTGATGTCATCATCCCTGAGATTTTCACGCCCTACGTTATTGAACAAACCACCCAGCGGAACGCGTTTCTTGCTAGCGGTGTTGTTCAGCCTCTCGCGGCGCTGAATACCTCTGAAGATGGTGGCGATTTCGTCAACATTCCCTTCTGGAAAGCCAACCTGTCTGGTGATCTGGAAGTCCTGTCTGATTCTTCCAGCCTGACCCCTGGCAAGATCACCGCTGACAAGCAAGTTGGCGTGGTTCTGCACCGCGGTCGCGCTTTTGAAGCTCGTGACCTGGCTGCCCTGGCCGCTGGTTCTGACCCCATGGCCGCTATCGGTCAAAAGGTTGGTGCCTACCTGGCTAACCAGCAGCAAGCTGACCTGCTCAAGTGTCTGGAAGGTGTGTTCGGCGCCCTGACTGGTGGCGACTCCCCTGCCTTCAGCGCTCTGCGTTTTGACACCAGCGGTGCTACCGCCCTTGGCCCCCGTCAAGTGGCTAAAGCCCGTGCCGTTCTGGGCGATCAAGGCGACAAGCTGAACGCCGTGGCAATGCACTCCGCTTGCTACTACGATCTCCTGGAAAGGAAAGCCATCGACTATGTGCTTGCTAGCGAAATCGCTGGTGGCATTTCTGTCGATAGCGCACAGCCCGACGCTTTCGCCGGCAGCGTTGCTGCTTCCTACGGCGATGTTCGCATTCCTACTTACATGGGTATGCGCGTGATCGTCTCTGATGACGTGACCAACAGCGGTGGCAATTACGCCTGCTATTTCTTCACCGATGGCGCTGTTGCCTCTGGTGAGCAGGCTGCACTTCGCACTGAAGTTGATCGTGACATCCTCGCTAAGAGCGATGCCATGTCGGTGGACATGCACTACATCTATCACCCTGTGGGTGCTAAGTGGGCTGTGACCACCACCAACCCGACCCGCGCTCAGCTGGCCACCGTTGGTAACTGGTCGAAGGTGTACGAAACCAAGAACATTGGCATCGTGCGCGCCACCATCACTTCCAACTACGACTGATAGGAGGAACTAACGATGGCATCCATTTTTGAAGCAACTGCTGGAAAGCTTGTTGGCCCCGCCACTGGCGGTACCGTCACTCAAGCTGATACCAGTGGCAAGGCAACCGGTGTGACTCTGAACGCTGCTTCGGGTCAAATCACCATGGACGACGATGCGCTTGCCGCAGGCGTTGAGGTTTCCTTCACCGTCACTAACAGCCTCGTTGCTGCTACTGACGTTGTGGTGGTCAACCACGGCTCCGCTGGCACTGCTGGCGCTTACCTCGTGCAAGCCAACACCATCGCCGCAGGATCTTTCAAGATCACTGTCAGCAACGTGTCTGGCGGCTCACTGGGCGAAGCAATCGTTCTGAACTTCGTTGCTCTGAAGGGCGCTAGCTCCTGATGGGCATGTTCGCCTTTAGGCGACTGCGTGAACTGGAGGTCTCGGCTTCGGCTGGGGCCTCTTTTTCTAATGCAGAGCCGACCCCTAAACTTGAATCAACACCTGAAAAACCGGCGCCTAGAAAACGTCGGACGGTAAAGCCCAAGGCGGAGCCTGCTGATGGCAATCACGATTGACGCCACTGTTGGCGGTGCCAGCGCAAATAGCTATCTCACCCTGGCAGATGCTCAGGCGTTGATTGATGGCATGGTCGAAAACGACGACGTAACCGCATGGGCGTCGGCTACTACTGACCAGAAAAACCGTGCGCTGTATTCCGCCACGCAACGGCTTGATCGTGAACGCTTCTTAGGCGCAAGGGCTACTGACACCCAAGCTCTGCAGTGGCCCCGCACTGGCGTCCGTAAGCCCGACACCTACATCAACACCTACGCGGTCGGGTTCCCGTTCAAGATCACTACTGACTATTTCACCGATACTGAGATTCCTGATCAGATCAAGCAGGCTCAGGTCGTGTTGGCCGTTTACCTCAACAACAACAAAGACGGCATGGGCCTCAGCGGCCTTGAGGATTACAAGTCCGTCACCATTGGCAGCCTGAGCGTCACCAGTGCAGGGGCCAGCAGCATGGCAACCGGTGCTGATCGTGTGCCGCCGATCTTTGAAAGATATTTGACCGGCCTTAGAATCAGTGGACCGGGGAACTTTGCCATTAAGCGGAGCTGATCAATGGGTTACAACTCAGGTATTGACCCCGCTTACAGCATCGGCGGGACGTTTGTGAATAGCACCGATGCCCAGACGGGTCGGTGGAATCGCATCGTGATTTCCAAGAACAACACGAGCTTTAGCGCGATCACCGCTCAGAATTACACCGGCAATAGCCTGGCTGGTGAATCCTTCCCTGCTGGCTTTGAGCTTCAAGGCGTGTTCACCGCCTTCACCCTGAACAGCAGCGGTGCTGTCATCGCTTACAACATCTGATCATGGCTAAATCACACGGCGGCGCTTCTGCAGTTAATTACGCCTTGGGTGCGGAGGTCATTACTGACACCGTGGCTCATACCGGCAAGTTTCACCACATCGACTTTTACGAGAACAGCACGATCACCGCGATTGTGTCCACCAATATCACTGACAACAACTTTGCTAGTGCCACCGTTGATCAAGGTGCTCACTTGACTGGCTATTTCACCAGCATCAGACTCCAGAACGGAGCCTGTATCGCCTACAAGATCTGATGGCGCTTTCTGGTTCGCTACGCAAGGTCGCTAGCAAGCTGATCAAAAAGTTTGGCGGCACTGTCACCTATCGGCAGGTTGCGGGCGGGAGTTACAACGCCACGACGGGCACGATCACTGAGACTGAAACCAACACCACGATCAAGGGCGTTGTTGATGCAGTCCAGAAGCAGGAGCTGAACGAACTGATCCACGAATCAGACAAAAAGCTCACGATTGCAGCAGCTGATCTGACAATCACACCCAGCCTGTCTGACCGTGTGGTGATCAGCAGTGTTGTGCATCAGATCGTCAAAATCAACGTGATCGAGCAGGACAACACAGCCATTGCGGTTGAGCTGTTCTTGAGGGCTTGACGATGGCTAGGCGTATCAGGCTGGATCAGATCGGGGACTACGCCGAAGACAAGCTGAATCGGCTTATGCGCGTCGTGATACTGGAAACGGACGCTGAGCTGAAAGCCCGTAGCCCAGTGGATACAGGCCGCTTCCGCGCTAGCTGGGCGATTGGTGAAAACTTCATTGGTGATTACGACGGTGGGGCGAAGCAGTCCGCCACTGGTGCAAATCGTGAGAAATCCAGCCCGCCAGGTAGTCCTTCGCCGGGTCCGCCGGTCGCCTTGAATTACACACTTGGTAGTGAAAAAATCACAAAGGTCTACAACATTCACAACAGCCTGTCCTACGCCGAGCCTTTGGCAAACGGCAGTTCTAAGCAAGCAAGCGCAGGTTGGGTTGATCTTGTCGCCAAGCAAATGACCAGACGGGCGCGACAATTGGCTAACAGCATTGGGAGGCAAGACTGATGGCCGCGCTTGATCTGAACACTGTTCGAGCCACTATCGAAGGCCGTTTAGCCACAGAGCTTGCCGAAAGCCCTGCCATCCCGGTCGTGTTTCACAACATGGCCTTTTCGCCCACGCCAAATTCAAGTTGGGTTCAATGCCTTACCAGCTTTGGCACCAATGAATACTTGAGCCAAGGCGGCACGAGTAATTCGCAAAACCGCGTCAATGGCGTTGTTGTTATCAATATTTTCACCGCTGTAGGCGTAGGGCCTGGAGCCAACTACGTCATCGGCAAGAGGATTCGAGATCTCTACAATAGAGTGAATGTGTCGGGGGTTTTCTTCGACGCTGCAACAGGCCCAGAGGCTCTGGCTTCACCAGTTCCCGAGGGTTATTTCCAAACCCAGGTCCGTGTGACCTTTGAATCCATCGAGGGACTCTGACCCATGGCAATTCTCCGAGGCGAACAAGGTTCTGTTCAGTTCGACGCAGCTGGCAGCACTAACGCCACCATCGTTGGCACCCGCAGCTGGAGCCTGACCACCACCAAGGAAACCTTGGATGTCACCGATCATGGCGACACCTTCCGTTCCTTTGTTGGCAGCCTGATCTCCGGTTCTGGCACCGTTGAGCTGGTCTACGACCCTGACGCAACTGGCCAAGCTGGTTTTCTGGAAGACGTGCTGACCACTGCTGACCCGGCAGACGCCACCTTTGAGCTGTTCACCACTGGCTCAACTTCTGGCACTGATTCGATCAGCTTTGCCGGCATCATCACTGACATGGAGATCAGCTCCACTGTTGGCGAACTCGTCGTTGTCAGCTGCAACTTCATCACCAGCGGCGCCATTACCGGCAACCTTGAGTGATAAGGGGTATATTTGGGGCGGTTTACTCGCCCCTTTAAGTGCCCGTGGCTAAACGTCTTGTCGATGAACTGGTCGAGGCATTTGACCTAAACCAGCGTCGCAAGTTTGTTTTGAAGCATCCCAGTGGTAAATCCTGGGATCTGTTTTTCAAGCCGATCACCCGCGCTGACCGTAAAAAGGCTCAGTCATTGGCTGGCACTGATGATGCGCTGGACATCAGCACTCAGATGCTTTGTCAAATGGCTGAGCTGGAAGATGGCTCCAAGCCTTTTGCCGCTGCAGACACGGCCAAGCTTCAGCGCATGTTGCCTGAGTCGGTATTGAATGAGCTTGAGCTGTTCCTGTTTGGACTGGGCAATGCAGGATCGCTTGAGGAAGCAAAAAACGACTAAAGGAAGACTCTTGGCTCTTCTTTGAGTTCTTCCTAGCAACTGAACTGGGCAAAACCGTCAGTGAATTGCGCGGTGAGCTGACGGACGCTGAGTTTTTGATGTTTGCGGCTTATTACGAGGTCAAGGGTGATCGCGACAAAGCAGAGATGGCGAAGGCGAAAGCAAGGAGTCGATAAAACGTCGGTAGACTGAATCAAAGGATTAGGTCGGGCCGTGGCTGTTGCCGTTGTTGACGTACAGGTAAATGGCTCAAACGCGGTCAATCAGCTGCGTCAAATCAGCCGTGCCTCACAGGCCACTGAAGCTGGAATCAAAAGTCTCAAGGGTGCGGTCACAGGTCTTGTTGGTGCGTTTTCTGCTGTTCAGGCACTCAAGTTTGTCGTAGCCAAAACCTCTGAATTAGAAACGCAAACCAGGAGTCTGCAAACGCTTACTGGCAGTGTTGAAAAAGCAAAGCAGATCATTTCTGAACTTCAGCAGATTGGCGCGGTTACACCGTTCACCAGTACGGAGCTGATTGAGTCTGCGAAACGTTTGCAGGCATTTGGGGTTGAAGCTGACAAGGTTGTTGAAACAACCCGACGCTTAGCGGATGTCAGCGGCGCGACTGGAGCAGAACTACAAGGTTTGGTTACTGCTTACGGTCAAGTTCAAGCCAAGGGCAGGCTGCAAGGCGAAGAGCTTCTGCAGTTCCAAGAACGAGGGATCGCGCTGCAAACTGAATTGCGGCGGATGTATGGCCTAACTGGCGAAGAGTTCCAAAAGGCACTCAGCAAAGGCCAGATCAGCGCCGAAGCGGTTCAAGTCGCCATTGTCAATCTGACTAATGCAGGCGGTAAATATGCGAATGGTGCAATCGCGCAGTCAACAACACTGGCCGGTAAGTTCAGCACCCTTCAAGACAATATTGAGCAAATTGCCAGGGTCTTAGGCCAAAAATTACAGCCCATCCTTAGCAGCATTCTTGATACAGCAAACAGGACGGTCGGTGCAATCTCCCAAGTTCTTAGCGGTGGTTTGGCGGCTGAATTTGCGAAACTCAGGGTTGCACTAGTCACGCCCGGCGGAACAGTTGGCGATCTCCAGAAAATACTAGAGCTAACCAAAAGCATTTCAGCCAGTGGATTAGACAAAGGCGGTTTGACGGCTGCTGCTGATCAGATCAAAGCCAATCAACAATTAGTAGCCGATGTTTTAACCCGCATTAATCAAACTAGACCTCTTGGTGCTACAAAGGAAGAACAGAAATTAGCTTTAGCAATCCAAGGCGCATCCCAGCAGAAAATCAAGGAACTGGATATTGCTTACAAGGCTTTAAGCAAAGTGACTGCGGCACCTCCCGCTAATGTGCCACAACTGCTTGGCGGCAATGGTAAAGACAAAGGCAGGGCAAAATCTGTTGATGAATTATTAGGCGGTCAAATTAAGCGAACTCTTGAGCTGAAAAAGGCTCAGCTTGAAACCGTAACCGCTGCCCGAATGAATACCGCGGCGTTGCAGGGCAATGCTGAACAAGCCAAGCGAATGGTCGAATATGCCAGCAAGTATCAAGGCATTCAACTGGAAATTAGTTCGCTTGAGGAAACCCTCGCTGGCCTAAACGCTGTCAAGCCTCAAATTCTGGCAAGCGCAGCCGACAAACAAGCGGCGGCCATGATGATTGACGAGCGCACCTTAGACCTACAAAACGCGATTGCAGCCAAACGACAAGAAATCAGCACTCTTGCCACACAACATGTAGGCGAAGTCAATCAAGTTGCCATAGCAGAAAGCAAAAAACTTGAATCATTAACTGAGCAAACCAAATACCTGCAAGATGTTTTGAAATATGGCGAAAGCGAAGCAAATATCAAACGTCAGATTGAAAGCGTGATGAAGAGTACTAGCACCCTTGACCGTGAAAAAACCGAAGCAATTATTCGCCAAAATCAAGGCTTGCAACAACAGATCACTGATGCCCAACGCCTTGATCAGATTTATTCGGGTTTAGGGCAAACCATTGCCACTGGCGTGACTGACATGATTGGTGCAGCGGTTGATAAGACCAAATCCTTGGCGGATGTTGCATCGAACATGCTCCGCAATCTTGCTAATCAACTGCTTCAAGTCGCTGTCAATACTGCTTTGTTCAGTTTGTTCCCTGGCTCTTCACTGTTTAAGGGTTTGCCGCGTTTTGCTGATGGTGGTTCCATCTCTGGTGGGAAGCCAGCAATCGTTGGTGAGCGCGGTCCTGAGCTGTTCATGCCGGGCCGTAGTGGCAGCATCGTTCCAAACAACGCCTTAGGCGGTGCCAACATCGTCGTTAATGTGGATGCAAGCGGTAGCAGTGTTCAAGGCGATGCCAACGACTCCAAGCGCCTGGGTGAAGCCATCGGCGTTGCTGTACGCCAAGAACTGATCAAACAGAAGCGCCCCGGAGGCTTGCTCGCATAATGGCCACCTTCCCTTCAATCACACCGGCATACGGCGCACAGAAGACCAGCCGCCCAAATACCCGAACGGTGCAGTTTGGCGATGGCTACCAGCAGCGCTTGCTATACGGGATCCCTTCGCACATGAACCCGAAAGAATGGAATTTGACTTGGAACGTGTCAGAGACTGATGCCGACACCATCGAAACCTTCTTGAACGCCCGCGCCGAGGATTCCGCCAGCTTCGACTGGACACCACTAGATGAAACCACGGCGTATAAGTGGATTTGCCCGGAGTGGAGCAAGACCATTCCCTATAACAACCGCGCCACGATCACAGCCACCTTCCGCCAGGTCTTTGAGCCCTAATGGCGATCCCAGTCTCCGAACTACAGAAGATCAACCCAAGCAGCATCATCGAGCTGTTTGAGCTTGAGCTGTTCGCCAATATCCACGGCAGCGCCTTTACCTACCGCTTTCACGCTGGCACCAACGCACTGACGACAAACGGCGACATTGTTTGGGACAGCAATACCTACAGCAGATTGCCTATTGAGGCTGAGGGATTTGAGTACAACGCTGAAAGCGGCAGCCTGCCCCGCCCAACAATCCGAGTCGCCAACCTGCTGGGCAGCATCACGACAATTCTGCTTGACGTAAATACCACCACGGCAGGCAACGATCTGACTGGCGCCAAGCTGACCCGCATTCGCACTTTGGTGCGTTATATCGACGGCGCAAACTTTACTGGCGGCACCAATCCTTACGGCACGCCAGACACCACCGCCAAACTGCCTTCTGAGATTTATTACGTTGCTCGTAAGGTCACAGAAACAAGAGACCTTGTTGAGTTTGAACTAGCTGCGGCTTTTGACCTTGCTGGTGTTCGCGCCCCCAAACGTCAGTGCAGCGCCAATCTTTGCCCGTGGATTTACAAGGGTTCGGAGTGCGGCTACAGCGGCAGCAGCTATTTCGACGAGAACGACAAAGCGGTCACGGATTCTGCTGATGACAAATGCGGCAAACGCTTAAGCAGCTGCCAAGCACGGTTTGGCTCTACAGCTGAATTGCCTTTTGGCGGCTACCCCGGCATTGGAGCATTCAACGGATGAACCCGACCGCTAAGACAGCAGCATTGGAACACGCCAAGGCGGAAGATCCACGCGAAGCCTGCGGTTTGCTGGTGGTCATCAAAGGTCGCAAACGATATGTGCCATGCCGAAATTTGGCAGAGGGCAATGAGTTTTTCATCCTTGACCCTGTTGATTACGCCGCCGCCGAAGACAAGGGCGAGGTTGTTGGCGTCGTCCATAGCCATCCCGTCACTCCACCGATTCCAAGCGAAGCCGACAAGGTTGCTTGTGAGAAATCCGGTCTGCCTTGGTACATCGTCAACCCCAAGACTGAGCAATGGGGTCAGGTGTCGCCTGAAGGCTACAAAGCGCCGCTGATTGGGCGGTCATGGGTCTGGGGCGTTAGCGATTGCTGGACGCTTGTGCGGGACTGGTACGGCGAGCAGGGAATTGAACTGCCGGACTGGGATCGCCCGACGACGCCCGAGGAGTTCAACCAAAACCCGATGTTTGATGATTGCTGGCATGAGGCTGGCTTCTATGAGGTGGACATTGCCGAAATGCAAGCTGGCGACGCGATGCTGATGGCGATTGACTCCGGCAAGCTGAATCACGTTGGCGTCTACATCGGTGACCAGCTGGTGCTGCATCACTTGCGTGGTCGCTTGTCCAGCCGTGATTTGCTGGGAGAATGGCTCTTAAAATGCACTGGTAGGGTCTTGCGTTATGGAAAAGGAAATTAGGCTCTACGGACCACTGGCTAAGTTCATTGGTCAGCGCAAATTTTTAGCGGAAATCAGCAGCGCAGGTGAAGCGGTCAGGATGCTGCTTGCTAATTTCCCCGGACTGGAACGCCACATGGCAGACCAGCATTACAAGGTGATAGTTGACGGTTATGAATCCTCACTAGATCAGATCCACTATCCCGCTAGCGAAACCATAAAAATTGTTCCCGTAATAGGAGGTGCTGGCGGGCCTACGGGTCAAATTCTTGCCGGAATTGGTTTGATAGCAGCAGCAATTATTACTGGCGGTATTGCTTCTGCGGGCGTAACTTTGGGCGGCTTTATGGGCATTGGCACAGTTGGTACGGCTGTGGCTGCGATTGGTGCATCGCTGGTTCTTGGCGGTGTCGCTCAGCTTTTGTCGCCAACGCCGCAAATCGCACAAATCGGTCCTGCTTCCATGAATCCCGGAGGCGGCAGAAATACCACCAGCGAAGGCACCGAAATGGACCCGCAAGAGTCCTACAGCTTTAGCGGGATTCAAAACACCAGCCGTCAAGGGACTCCCGTGCCTGTGGTGTATGGCGAAACTATCGTGGGTTCGGTGGTGATCTCCGCTGGCATCGACGTTGACACGATCTGACATGGCGAAGAAAAAGCAGAATCAGATCATCGGTGCCGGTGGTGGCGGTGGTGGTGGCGGCGGTCAAACAGTCGTCCAGCAGACCGTTGTTGTTCAGCAATCAGCGCCACCAGCTGTCAGAACGCCAATCCGCACGGCGGACAATCTGGCGTCCACTGCCTTTGGCAACATTCTTGACCTGCTTTGCGAAGGCGAGATTGAAGGATTCCCTTCTGCGCGTGATTACACCCGTGGCACGGATAATTACAACAAAGCACTGCTGAAAGATGTTTATTTGACTGATACGCCAATCCTGCGATCTGGCGCTGATGTAACCAACCTTACGGAAGCAGATTACAACTTCAAAGGTGTCACCGTTGAAGCAAGGTATGGCACCAACGCGCAAACCTATATTCCCAAATTTGGTGATACAACTGAAGACATCAAGAGCGTCAACGTAGAGATCGTTCAAGCGACACCCGTCACCCGTCAGATCACTGACACCAACGTTGATGCAGTGCGCGTCAGCATTGCAATTCCGCGCCTAGAGCGTGGCACGGCTGAAGGCGACGTGCTTGGCACTAGCGTCACGATCAGCATCCAACTGCAATACAACGGCGGCGGTTATACCACCGTCAAGACTGACACGATCAGCGGACGCACGGCGGATAAATACGAACGCGACTATCTGGTCGATATTGATGGCGCATTTCCTGTTGATTTGCGCGTGGTGCGTGATTCAGCAGATAGCACCGATACCAACGTAAGTCCGACCTACTTCACGGCTTACACCGAACTGATCTACCAAAAACTGCGCTACCCCAACAGTGCGTTGGCGGCGGTCAGATTCCAAGCAGAGCAATTCAATAACATCCCTGCGCGGGCATATCGAATCCGTGGCATCAAGGTCAAGATCCCAAACAACGCCACTGTCGATGCAGCTACTGGGCGGCTGACCTATAGCGGCACTTGGACCGGCACGTTTGGCGCTGCGCAATGGACCACCTGCCCGGCGTGGATTCTGTATGACCTGCTGATCAGCAAGCGTTACGGCTTTGGTGACCATGTTGCCGAGGCGCAGCTAGACAAATTCGCCTTCTATTCCGCGTCCCAGTACGCCAACGAACTTGTAGATGATGGCACTGGCGCTGGCACTAAAGAAGCGCGTTTTAGTTGCAATGCGCTAATCCAGAATCAATACGAGGCATACAAGCTGATCAATGACCTTTGCTCGGTCATGCGTTGTCAGCCGTATTGGGCGACTGG